AGGGTGAATAGAGGACATCACCCAAATTATAAAGGATAAAAAATGGCAAAAGCATTATTCATAACAACAAACGATTTAGTTAAACATACTATTATAAATGGTAATGTAGACCCTGATAGCTATACACAATATATTTTCCAAGCACAGCAAGTGCATATTCAAAATTATTTAGGTACAAAACTATATAATAAAATTAACGATGGAATTGTAGCAGGTAACTTAGCAAGTCCATATACAACGCTTTTAAGCGATTATATTAAAATGATGGTAGTACATTGGACTATGGTAGAATATTTGCCTTATGCATCTATTAAAATAAGCGAGAAAGGTGTATTTAAACATAATTCTGAAAATAGTACAGTAGTAGATAAAGCAGAAATAGATTATCTTATTGAAAAGGCACGTGATACAGCACAAAGCTATACAAATAGATTTATTGATTATATGACTTTTAACCAATCTTTATTTCCTGAATATAATTTAAATTCAAATTCAGATGTATATCCGGATAAAGATAGTGCGTTCGTTGGTTGGGTTTTATAGAAATATTATGAAAGAGAAAGAAACATACAAACCAAAAGAAACTAATGTAAAGAAATTAGAAATCTTTTTAAATAAATTGAAAAATGGCAAATGATATAAATTGGGGTGAAGGTGTAGATAATAATATTGGTTGGGGGCAAGGTTCAACAAATAATTCTATTAGTTGGGGTTCAAGTTATTCAGTATCTTATGCAGGTGAAACATTATTAGAAATAGAAAGTGTAACATCTTTAACTGTAGATTCAACATTATATAAAGCAGATTCAACATTAATTAAAGCAGACCAAACATTGATTTAATATGCCTAAAAAGAATATTGAAATAGGTAGAACGCCAAACGATGGAACGGGTGATAATTTAAAAATTGTTATTGCTAAAGTAAATGAAAATATAGATGATATTTACATTGAAAAGCAAGATACATTAGTTAGTGGTACAAATATAAAAACTATTAATGGTAGTTCTGTTTTAGGTAGTGGAAATTTAGTTGTTAGTGGTGGCAGTGGAAATGTTGTAGCTACTCACGTATTGGCTAAACCACGTTCAGGTTTTTATTATGGTACAGGTTTATATTTAAATACAAATGTTACAACAATGACAAATGGTGTTTTAATTTTATCTGCTTTTACACCTGCTTATAATTTAACAGTAAGCGAATTAGTTATGCAAGTTACAACATTATTAATTGGTGGTTTAATAAAGGTAGTAATTTATAGTGATTTAAACGGAGTGCCTAATACAAAATTATTTGAATCAGCAACAGCAGCTACAGATACAATAGGAACTAAAACAATAACAGGTTTTTCATTTACTTTTAATGCAGGAACTACTTATTGGATTTCAATGGTTTCAAATGGTGCAGTTGGGGTTAGAGTGTTAAATGCAGGAAGTTTTTATGTAGCACCAATAATAGCAAACTCAAGTACAACACAAACGTTTCAATCTTGGTTTATAGCTACTTCATTTGTTTCACCTGCTACTACATTAACAACACCAACAACAGGAAATTTAAATGGAGGACCAATTCCTTATGTAGTATTTAGAGCAACTTAATTAAATAATTATGGCAAAAGTTAGAAATGAAATTTACGATGAAAACGGACTTATAAAAGTCGAATATATAGAAGTAGAAGATTCTTCTGTAGAGGATTTAATTAAACAAAAAGAAACTGAATTAATAGATATTTACAAACAAATAGAAAATTTAAAAAATGGCAAAACAAACAATTAACGTAGGCACAACAGCCAACGATGGAACAGGAGATACTTTAAGAGCATCTTTTGTAAAGGTAAATGAAAACTTTACAGAAGTTTATAATAATGCAAATCCTCAATTAATAGTAGCAAATTATGATAATGGAACTGCAGTAACAGGAACAACTGCAGAAACACTAAGCCAATCTTTATTAATTCCTGCTAATACTTTTTCAAGTAATGGAATGTTAGAAGTTTTATGCAGAATGACAAAAATAGGTACTGCAGGAACTTCTACTGTAAAAATTTATAAAAATACAAGTAATACTTTAACAGGAGCAACATTAATAGCTACTATAACAAGTTTAGAAAGTAATATAAGATTATTTGCACAAGGAATTAGAACTTTTAGAATAAATTCTAATACTTTAACAGGTATTAATTCTTCTGCAAATTTTTTAGATTTAGCATCTGCTACTTCAATATTATCAACTACTTTTACTACAAACGTTGATAATTATATTATATTTTCTATAACTCTTGCAAGTGTAACAGATTCTGCAAATATATCAATGGTAAGAGCAATTAAATCAATATAACTATGAAAATTACAACTACAAAAAACGGATTTAAATTAAATTCAATAGACTATACTTTTGAATCATTTGAAATTGATGGAGTTTCAAACGATTACGAAATTGTATCAGATAGTCAAATGTTATCAGGAACTAATGAAGGTTTAATATTTTTAGATTTATCTTTATCTATTAACGATAAAAAATTTACTGATATTAATTTGTTTGTTAAAGAACTTTATCAAGTTAAATAATAATGAGTAGGCAACAATTTGATGTTATTTTAAATAAATTAATAAGCAGAAAATTATTAGTTTTTGTTATTGCTTGTTTTGGTTTATTTAATCAAACATTAACTTCTTCTGATTGGGTTGTTATTGCTACAGCTTATATAGGAATTGAAGGTGTTACCAATATAGTAGAACGATTAAGAAAATGAAACAATATTTTTTAGATTTGAAATTATCACTTTTAACGGGAACGTATTTTGCAATATCTTTTGCTGATGTGGATGCTACAATGAAAGTTTTAGCATTTATGTTTGCATCGGGTTATACTTTGCGTAGATGGTATTTAATGGAAAAAAACAAAAATAATGAAACTAAATAATAGTGGTTATTTACTTATTACGGAGTTTGAAGGTTTTAGTGCTAAACCTTATTTATGTTCTGCAAAAGTACCTACAATAGGATTTGGAAATACATACTACACAAATGGTACAAAAGTAACTTTATTAGACAAACCAATTACAAGAGTACAAGCGTTTGAAATGTTTAAACACATAGCTGATAAATTTGCAAGTAAAGTTTCTAAATTAGTTACAAGCCCTTTAAATCAAAATCAATTTAATGCTTTAGTTTCATTGGCATATAATATTGGAATAGCAGGTTTTACAAATAGCACATTATTAAAAAAAGTAAACATTAACCACAATGATAAATCTATTGAATTAGAATTTTTAAAGTGGAATAAAGTAAATAAAAAAGAAGTAGCAGGTTTAACAAGACGAAGATTATATGAAAGTAAAGTTTATTTTTCTTAATATCATATGTGGTGCATTTTTATTTTCTTGTGCATCACGTAAAGTCGATGTTAAAGTTCAGGAAGTAAAAAAAGATAGTTTGGTAGAAACTAAAATAGATTTAACTGAAAATAAAGTTAAAGATTCTGTTGTAGAAACTAATATAAACAAAATTGTTTACTTTGATGAAATTATAATTAAACCTATTGATAGTTTAAAAGAATTTATTGTAGAAGGTAAAACATATAAAAACGCTGTTTTAAGCTATAAAAAAACTAAAACTAATACTTTATATAACAACAAACTAAAAGTATCAGAAAACACTTTAAAACACGTTAAAACTGATATTAAAGTAAAAACATCAAGTAAAGAAAACATTAAAGAAAAGCAAATAGATAAAAAGGCTAATTACTTTGTTTATTTGTGGTTTATTTTAGGAATTATAATTATATATTTAATATGGCGAAGCAAACGATTGTTCTTGTAAAAGTAGATAGTAATATATCAAGACCAAACATACATAGTAAAAATAAAAGTAGTAAATTAAAATCTTCTAAAAACTACAAAAAGCTATACAGAGGTCAAGGTAGATAATACAAATATTTAAGGTTCTTATAGTGCTTATTTTTAAATATTATAAATAGTTAATATTAAACACATTACACTTTAAAAAAGTTTACTAAATTTTTATAAGTTGTAAACCTTTTTGATTTGCTTACTAATAGCCATTTTACTTAAATCTAATAATTTTGCTAATTCCATTGATTTAATATTAGGGTTTATTTCAAATATAGCTTTAATTTTATCTTTAGTTTTAAGTTCTTTATTCTTGCATATATTTTTAATTTGAATATCTTTTAATAATTGATTTAACATACCATCTAAATAATTATCTTTTTTATTATATTCTTTTTTATATTTATTTATCCAAAAATATATATGTGATAAAAGTTCTTTATAATCTTTAAAGCATTTAATAGAATGTAATTCAAAATCATTACCACGATTAGAATACCAAATAAAGTCATATCCATCATATATAATCTTATGATTTTCTATTTCTTTTAAATAACTTAATTCTTTTAAAGTGTAACCCATAATATTTTTATTTAATATACGCAAAATTATAATATATAATACCACACTAAAAATAATGTTATTAACAATAATGTTTATATCTTAAAATTACATTTGATTAATGAAAAAACCAACAAGAAAATCATTAGTAGAAAAGTTAGATAAAATCTTTAGTATTTATA